TGAAGCAATCTGCTGGGAAGATGGCGAACAAGCTCAAATCAATTGGGTTGGACAAGGCTGATAGCAAACTCAAGGTGACATCCAAGCAATTACGTGTTACTAGTAAGAAGCATTGCCAATTCCACGACCTTGACTACGCACAAAGAATCTGTCCACTCTGCCCTGAGACACGTGGTTTCCCAATGGCCAAACATGAAAGGTGCGATTGCCCACAGCACGTTTCAGGACTACACACCCAAAACCTTTGCGCGGGAGGACATCCATTTAATGGTCACGCCGGAGGTCATTGTCATCAATGCGCCCAACGCCTAGACTCTCTTAATGCTTGGTGGCACGCAAACTATCAAGAGCCTGGAGCTTTGCCCCACATGGGTGGAAGAGCGCTCTTTCCAACCAAGATCACGTTCCATGACCATGACGCACCCATGCCGACTAACAACACCTGTGGTTTGACTGCTTTCGCCCAAGCTCTACAGAAAACTGAACTGGAGATTTGGAACAGGGGTGTAAAATTCATGACACCTTCCACCTTGAAAGAGAACCAAGACGGTAATTTAACCTATGAAGCCATGCATAGCATTGCAGTAGCTTGGCAACTCAAGGTGAAGTTCACGGTGACCTCAAAGGCTGCCGATCTTTGGCGACATTTCAAACGCGAAGTTGGTGTTAATTGTGGTGTCCCTATCACGATCAAGCACAGCTCTAACGGCAACCCGGACGAAGGTCATTGGGAGTATGTGGATCAACCTAGGGGAGGGCATATTCCAAAACCGCCCATTCATGAACGCGATGAGAATTTCGTGGCCACCGAAGCGCACGTCACTGAGAATACGCTGAAACACCTGACTAATCGAATCAACAAGAAGAGTAAGTTCAAAACGTACACCATTGGTGACAATGGTGTTGACTCTCCAGTCGATGCACTCAGGGCCAAGCAATATATCCGCGACTTGAAATTCGGACACACTGGGACACTGTACCACAACCCGAAAACTCCACAAAGCTGTCTTGACGGATATGATGGTATGATTGATGCGTACAACGTTCAAGCCAAATCTGGTTTTAAACGCAGTGTGCAAATGACGTACATTGGTGGTATGGCAGGTTCAGCCAAGAGTTCAGATGTTCGCGAGATTTTGGAAGACTCCCGTTACCGTATCGCGGGCTTGTGGCGCATGAGTATACCTCGCAAACCACTCAGAAATGAATGGGCTGACAAGTTGGACCTTGGTGCAAATGGTTACCTGGCACAGACTTTCGAGACCGCGCTTACGCATGGTCGCGCAAAGGTACTCATCATAGATGAGATAACTCTGCTTCCGCCTGGATACGTGGATATGTGCCTAATAGCAGATCCAAACATCACACATATTGTGCTTTTGGGCGACTTCGCACAAGGTTTGTTTCATGAGAATCACGCCGAGTCTACAAATCCGACGGACGAGGAGAACGCTGAAGCTATTTTCTTCCTACCTTACATGGCCAAGCCCTATCGCATGTACTCGTACAGAACTAAACTCATTGAGCTGTTCGGTGGTACGTACGTAGGCAAGGACACTAGAGGTTTGCAGGAATGGATTGAGTGTATCCCTTATGCCGAAAATACTGGTGTTGTTCTCGTTGGTTCATTCGCACAAATAGGTAAACAAGAAGGTGGTGGAGCAAAAATCTACACTTACACCAGTTGCCAAGGCATGGATATCAATGCAGAGGTGATTATGAAGGTTGACCGGAGTAACTTACCTAGCTGTGATTACCGCGCAATTTACACAGGAGCCACTCGCACTAAGAAGAAACTGATAGTCGTGGACTTGGCCAATTGCATGCGTGGTGGACTACCGACAACTGCCAATCCGGCTTGGGAAACTCTCTTTTCGCTAACCACCATACCCGTCCATGAACGCTTTCGACATATCTTCGCTAAATACAACATCAGTTACATCACACGACCTGGTGAGCGACCCAAGAAAGTGCAGATCAAGGGGGGTTGGCACACCCGTGATCGTTTCAGTGATGTGCAAGACGTGGATGGCAAGTTAAGTGGATTGAAGGCCATAATCTCGGATGCTCAAGAACCTGTCGCAATCGAACCCCAAGCCGCAGAGCCAGAACCTTCAAGAATCAAGGTTAGAACCTCCCTACCTCAGGAGCGAAGCACCTTTCTTACGGATGTATTGCTGGAGAGTCTTCAAGCTAGAGAGGAACGCGAGTTGTATAAATCTCCTTATGGCACAAGTGAATTGTTTAGGGATGATCGACGCCCCATGGATAAGAACGGCAAGCAAACGGGTGAAGTGACACGCCACACCCAAACCGTACCACATCAACGCAATTCAGATTCCACCCTGTTTGCCAAAGCCATTGAGAAACGCATCACACTCCGATCCAAGATAGACAACACCAGGCGATTCAGAGAAGCCTTTCCAACTGGTAGTGAACTGTTCGAATCTTGCAAGGATATCAACCGCTTGAAGGCACCTGAACCATTCGACACCAACTTCTTCGCCGCATGCATCGAGGAAAATGAGGACGTGCAATTGGACAAACCCTGGGCACAACTAAAGGCGAACTCAGACAGGACTGATTCAGACTGGGCCGATAACTTCGTTCGACTGTTCATGAAAAGCCAATGGAAAATCAAAGAGGAGACAGTGAATAAGCCTGGCAAAGCTGGGCAAACATTGGCTTGCTATAACGCATTCGTAGTACATAAGTTAGGTCCGGT